CAGAAAACATAATAGTAATCCTCTTAACCCAAGAAGGAATGCTTGTAAAATCAATACTTGTTCCGCTTGTGCTTGCTTGTGCTGTTGATAAAGTCAATGGCTGAGACAACTTTGCCGGTGTAATATTTGCATCTAGCACCTTTACGGTTGTTATTGCGTTATCTGCAATCTTGCCTGTGGTTACACCAAGTTCAGCAAGTTTGCCAGTCGTAATTGCAAGGTCAGCAACTTTTCCAGTAGTAACATTCAGATCCGTAATTGCATTGGTGGTAACGGAGTTTGCACCCATCTCGTTGGATGTGATTCCAGCAGAGCGAATCTTAAGTTTTCCAGAAGCAACATCCAAAGTGGTGCCTATAATAGCGTCAGTAGTAATTGTTGTCTGGTCGATGATGTTATTCATCTTTGTGCTAGTGATCGTGTCAGTAGCCGTAAATGTGTAGGTGGTATCAACTGCGCCCATAGCGGTTATTTCTGTGAGATAATCTGTCTGTTGGTAACGGAACCAGCAACTTTAATGGAGTTTATCTTGGGGGAACCAATGGTTCTTGTCAAGATCATCGTGCCTGTATAGCCGCGAATGCCACCAAGTCGGCAACGGATACCTGCGGTTTCAGCCTCCCCAGTTGTACTAGGTGCTAGAATCTCTCCACCAAGGAATTGAGTGGTGGTTCCTATAAGTTGTGCGCTATCTGGGTCTTCAGCGGCAAAAGATATGCTATACTCGCCAGTTTCACCTGCAAGGTTCTGCATTACAATCTGTGCATCGGTGAACCTTTTTCGCTCCATAGTTCCTAGATCGTAACCACGGGTTGTTAAAGACGCATCAATCGTGGGAGTAACCACCAAACTAGCTGTATTGGATACGCTCAAGCGGTCAACAGAGGTATCTGCTGCCTCAAGTTGGTGCAAACCACCGTTTGCTGTTACGGCATAGATATTATCTCGCACTCCTGCGCTACCAATTACGAAATTCTCAATCAAAAACCTCGAATCACCGAAGGTATCCAGCGATTCCCAGCCTTTATTTAGAAAGTTAAACACCAAAATGGAGTTATTGCCACGCGCATCGTTAGCACCAACTGCTGAATCTAGAGGCACTGCAAGGTAATAGCGGTTATCAAACAGAACACCTACGGCTCGATCGGCGTAATCCTTGTTAATTCGGTCGATGTACGGCTGAATGTTTTTGGAAATTGGTTCCTCGGCCCCACGAAGGTTGTAATCGTTGAGGAATTCAACGGCATAGACCCCATCGTCAGACAGAAACATGACCATGTTGCCACGGGAAACAATAGTCCTACGGGCCAAACATCCAACCTCGGAGGTTAATTCGGTGACCTTGGTGTCCAATAGGCTTCCAACAGTACCAGAAATAAGGTGCAAGCTGTTGCGGTTAAGCACAATTAGTGCATCGTCGTAGAACCCGTGCATCCCAACCACATAGTCAGCAGTACCACCACTGATGCGGAACTGGTTTTCAATCTGGTCAAATGTCGTGGTGTCTAGAATGTCGGAAACAGCGATCTCGTCGGTGATCTTGGTGCTGGTATAGACAGGTGCGTTGTACGGACCAGACTGGTTATAGTAGTGTGGAACCCACAATCTACGCTGGAAGTACACACCCCAAGGCGCACCGGGTTGGTGAATGAACCCGCCACCTACGCTGAACCTTCCACCAAATTCAAAGGAATCAGAGGATGATGTATTGTAGTCCCCAATTGGCGCATACCATTTAATCGTAGTGGTTGTAGCCTCGGTCACATAATACTCGTTACCAACCATCCCAGAAAGCTCTGGTGTTGCGGACTCACGAACCACGATAATATCTCCAGCACGGATTGTGACATTGCCAGTAACGGTGGTAGTCACCAATCCAGAAACCACATCCACATCCTTTGCTTGGATGTTGAATGTCTGCGGCTGGGTGTATGCTCCACCGGGTGACAAGGTGAACCCATCGGTCATGGTGGCAGCAGAAACTCCAAAGGTCTGCGTCTGGCTAGTCGTAAATGTGTATGTAAAAGTGTCTTGGTCGGTTACGGAAACCACCGTGAATGTGCCATTGGCAGGCGTACCACCAGTAAGTCCAGCAACCGTAATCTGCGCCCCAGCAAGTAACCCGTGATCTTTGACGCTCATCGTCACAGTCGTAGTTCCAGACTGTGAGGCAGACAAAATTGGACGACCATTAGGGAACCACTCAAACGCCTGCTGCCCATCGCGGAAAAGCATCACCTTGTCGAACACCTGTATCATGTCGGTGTCGGCTCCTAGGGCTTGGCCCGGAGGGTAGGGGATGTTTGTGACGCTGTAGTCCGCTAGGTCAACCTTCTTGGCCACCGTATCCAAGGCGATAATAACATACTCCTTGTTGCCAGTATTGGGGTCGCTGAACAGGCAGGATGCTCGGACGTTGGCGTTGGCCGCATCGTTGATCGGCATCTGGGAAAGAGTGCCAGTAGTGTCGGTAACCGATGTAACTCCTGCCACCGTGTACTGCAACGTATCTGCATCAACGTAAGACAACTCATAGCTGCCATTAACAGCAGCATCTAAGCCAGAAATGGTAGCCCAACCGCTAGTCCCCGCGCCAAATCCATGAGCCGTAACCGTGATGCGGATAGTTCCAGTCGTTGGGACCGTAACATTGGAAATAGTCTTGGGAGAGTCGATAAGATAGAACGGCAACTGCAACGGAGTCCCACCAGTAGTCAGCGCACTGGTCTTCTCCACAATCCCTTTACGAGGCCTCCAGTAACCCTCCATACGCCCATTCAAGGACTCCCTAACCTCCCCCGCCTGTAACTGGTTAAGCTGCAACCTCTGGTTAACGCTAGCAAAACCCCGATCACCATCCTCGGCAATCGAGTCGTCCATTCCTCCAGTGGAACGGAATTGAGACATTATTCAAAGTAAACAATGACAACGCCAGATGTAACCGCAACCGACGAAAATCGGCCACCAATACCCAAACCAGCAGGAAGGGTGATGGATTGCAAACGGGTCGGGTTGGCAACATTGCCAGACGCGCTAGCAACAGTACCAAGCACCGCATCATTCACAACTTGAATCCAGCGGATGTTGCCAGTGTATGACGTACCAGCATTAAGCACAGTACTGCCATTCTGGCCCTGTAAATCGTACGCGACAGCAGTAGACATATCCACGATGTGGATAGGGAATGTGGATGCGTCAAGCAGTAATCTGGGTGGAGTATACAGAGGATACAGAGGATACGAAGAATGTGATAAAGAAGATAAAGAAAATTGAGACGAAGGGTGATTTTTTCTTTTGACAATTCGGAGTTACTTGTCACAATTCACCCATGTCCAACTGCGGAACCTACATCGTCAAATCTGGAAACACTGCCTACATCGGCTCAAGCTCCAACCTCATCCAACGCAAGTCAGCACACAAACGAGACCTGCAACGGGGCATCCATCCGAACAAAAACCTCCAGAAAGCTTTCGACCAGTGCGGTGATTACTCGTTCATCCCACACCAGTTCATCACACCAGTAGACTGCTCAAACGAGTTGCGAACCATCTTGAGAACCGCAGAACAAACCCTGCTCGACGAGGCACACAAATCCAACCTTTGGGTCATCGCCAACATTTCCAAGAACGCCTTCGGACCAGACTGTCGCCCAGATATGGTGGAAAAATGGCAAGACCCAGAATTCCGCGAAACCATGACCAACCTGCGCCGATCCAGAGTAACCACCGACGAAACCAAGCGCAAGATGTCAATCGCCAAACAAGGCGCAAATAACGCCAAGGCACGCAAGGTCATCGTCACCAACCCAGACGGGTCAGAGATCACTTTCGACACAACCACAGACGCAGCAACCTTCTTCCGAATCTCCCAGCAACTCATGCACCTCATGCTCGTCGGAAAGTCGGGTTGGCCGGGCAAGGGCAAGTTCATCCGCAACAAACAGAATGAGTGGATGCGGGAGTATAGCGCGAGATTCGCTTAGGCCATTTGAGAAATTTTTGAAAGGGTGGTTAATCGCCCCCACATTTTTCGCCGCGCCAAAACTCGACCCCCTCCCCCCCTACTTGTGACAAAGGAGTTTCACAAGTGGTTCCAAGATTAGTAATGCGGAGTCCTGTTCCACGGAAATCACCAGTATCCATCGGTGTTCCACGGGATTGGGTGGTCTCCAATTACAAACTCACCCGTGAGTTGGTGGGTGCAGCACTAGATATGGTGGGTGGCCGAACCCTCGCGTGCGTGTTTCGGAAATCTTTTGCGAAAACGGGAGCGGTCTCTCCGACATTTCCTCCGACGCTTACTCCGACACTCCCTCATCCAATCCCCACAACCACTACGTTCCAAAGCTTCACCCTCGTAATCGCACGGAAATGCCCCTGTATGCTCTCGACCCTCTATTCTGGACTCAACACCCACAAGAAAGCTCCAGACGCTGTGTGAGCGATTCTGGAGCGATCTAGCGCGGTTTGGTGGAGGAAGTTGCCTGTAGGGTCAGACGAACTCTTGGTATTGACCATTGAGTCTGAGGGGTAGGACTACATCGCGTTGACCGTTTCGGAGCTTCCCGACCTTGATTCCATCCTCGGCAATGAACAGCAATGCGTCAGCGTCCTGCTCGATGGCGCGTGACTCTCGGACTTGGTTGTTGTCGTTGAGTTGTGATGCGCTGATGACTGGACACTTGAGGTGCTTGGCTAACTGCTTCAGTCCAC